TGCGCTCACCAACCGAGGTAATTTCACCAGCGGGAATGTAGATACGCTCCACAGCCGAGCCGTCGATAATGTCCACAACGAATGACTGGCGGCCACCGGTAGCGCGAGGGTTAACACCCAGCTCACCAGAGGTAATTGCAGAGCCATAGTAAAGCTCCAGTACAGCCTCGCTCGTCTCAATAAAAGTCATATCGAGAGAGTAAGTACCGTCAGAAACAATCTCGCGAACAAGCGAGCCGTCCTGCCAGGCGCGAATCTGCGAGGTCGACTTGTCGATAGCCTCGGTAATACCGTCAGCGGAAACATAACCCAGGTCGACAAAAGCTGCGTCGAGGGCGCTACCACTTGCGGTAGGTGCAGTAGTACCGGTAGGTGCGACATACACGGCACCGGTAACGGCTACTCTTACGTTGTCAGAGTCTAAAGCCATTATTTCATATCCTTTCGTTAGAGGTTAGTACCTCTATGGTCTACGGCAAAACGCATAAATCTACGTTGGGCCTTTAGGTCGGTCACGTCCTGAATAGAGCTCTCTGGGACAACGTCAACGATAGGGTTACCATCGGGTAGATCGTCAAAGAGAGCCATAACAGTACGGGCCAAAGTTTCTGCGTTAGCGTATGACGTCTCGTATACGTTCACGCCAATACTGTCGGTCATAATCGTTTTAGACCGGCGTGTGCCACCATCTCGGCGCAAAATTACTTGTGAGGTTGTGTCGTCAGCGAGTACACCGACGCGAGTAGACGTAAGCCCCTGAGCTGCCAAGCCCGTGGAGATACGGCTGACAAGGTGGGCCATAATGTCGCTAAAAATAACTGCGTCAGCCATTAGCTACTCGCTCCCCTCGCTCGGCGCGGTTTATTAGTCTTTACTTTGTAGCCGCGTTGCCCACCAGATAAATCGAGAGCGCGAGCCAAGTCGCCAGTGTTAGCCTCGTCAAAGTCTGAGCCACGAGAGACCTTAGCGCGGGCACGACGCCCATTAGTCAAAACTTCGAGCTCGCTGCCTGGTAGGGCTGACTGTACTCGACGCATACGGTTACGCAACTCAGAGGCGACTTCCTGGGACCTGAGTAACTGACCCATACCTTTAAAGTTTAGTTTTACCTCGCCACCGCCACCAGGTATTTTACTAGCCACGGTCTATCTGCCTTTGCAGGTTTACCACCGTGCCAGGGCTCCACGAACCAAGCCCGTCGCGCCAATCAAAAGCCTCGCCGTCTTGCTCGTACACTTTGCCACGAATGGTAAACGTGTCATCATCCTGGACATCGTGACCAGACGGCAAGTAGATAGTCAGACCGTCGGTGAGGACAATCTGATCTGCGTCAAAGTTAGTACCAGACACGCGAGCTGAAACGATAGCGTTTACAGTCGACGTAGTCGTAGTAAATACGGGCTGACCGTAACTATCTACCGAGGTCGAACTTCGTCGGGTTTGGGTAATAGACTCCATAGTTACCGTTTCCAATCGTCGACGCGGACCTAAAAGTTTTCTCGCGGTAGTAGTTAGCCACCTCAATATCAGCAGGGCTCATAAGCACCTGGCGTCCCACAGCCCAGTTAGCGTAAGACTGTGAGAACGGGCCCACGCTCTGCTGCTGAATACCAGCCGCGGCGTCAGCGGGAATAAGCAAAGTACGCACAACCATACCGGCAACAACCGCGACAACATCGTCAGGGATAGTGTCAGAGCCGTGGTCATAATTGACAATTACAGGACTATAAGAGCCCAGCTCGTAAATAGACTGAAACCCGTCATACGTGTAGTCAAGCTCTACACCGTCAATATCGGTAACGCTATTTATTTCGATTACTGGGCGTTGCACGAGACGCACTACACCGTCGCGAGGGAAAAGTCGCACAGTGGACTCTGAGACCTCGAACTTTTGGACGGCACGTTGCACAAACATAGCGGACGCGTCAGACAACCACGCGGTAGCCTGTGACGTCTCACCTGCGGTCAAAGACCGACCCAGGCGTGCCTCGACGTCGGCAATAGTAGCTAAAGCCATTAGTAGCCTCTCGTATAAAACTTTGTGCGGCGTAGAGGGAGTGGCCCGTAGGCCACCCCCTCATCGCATTTACTTACTGGTATTAGCCAGAGTAGTAGCTGTAAACAGCGTCAGACTTGAGCACCTTCGCACCGTACACGTTCAGACCGCGGACAATGTCCGAGAACTTAGTGGGGTTACGCAGTGACTCGAGCGACTGAATCTGGTTGACAAACGCAACCATAGAGCCGTGGTACGCGATCGCTCCAACGCTCTGAGCGTCGGTAGCAACCAAAGCGGTCTCTACAACGGTGAATCCGTACAGACGTCCGATAACACCGTTACGCAGTTCGGAGTCGTTACCGGCGACAGAAACGTCGTCGAGACCCTGAATGAGCAGGTCGGCAAAGTCGGGCGACACAGCCAGGTAGCGGTTGGAGGCTGGCACCTTTGCGTTACCCATAGCGGTACGCATAGCGCGGACACCGGTAAGCGCCTCGGCTGAGGTGTCGACCACAATCGAACCTGAGTTGGAGTTGGTTGCACCGGCGAGCATCTGGTCGAGAACGTAGTTTTCTGCGTCCTCGGCGAGTGCGCGACCAGCGGAGTCAACCCAGGGGCCAAACTCGCTAGAAGCCTGCACCTTGTCCACGTCGTCAACGTTCACAGAGAACGCCTTTTCCTGGTCAATGAGCAACTGTACTTCGGTATCTGCCAGAGCCTCGGCCGTAATGGTACGGGTGGCGCTGTAGTCAGCGATAGTAGGAGTGGTTGCGTTAATAATGTGAACCTTGTTACCAGCGCGAACCTCACCGGTAAAAGCGTTGTCGAGGGTAGGGATTACCACCTGGTTAGCGATAAACGACTGAGTAACACCAGCCGCCCATACCTCTGGGATAAATTGGTCAATAGCCATTATTAGCTATCCTTTCTTGTTTATGATTTCCCCATAAGAGAATCAAGCCGGCCGTCTTTACGGGCCTGCAAAATTTCCGCCGGGGTCATACCGTTTAACTCGTCGCGCGAACGAATCTGCGCGAGCGAATTCTTGTTACCTCTAGCGCCCTGACCCAGATCGGGTTTGGGTGCCTCGGTTTGCGTACTGTGAGTCTCCACCCACGTCGCAATAGCGTCGCTGTCAATATCGCCTGAGTCGTCAATAAAGGCTGTTTTATCGAACTTAAGAATTGCGTCACCCTCAAGGGCACGCCCTTTGAGAGAGCTCTTAAGCTCTGCCTCTACCAATTTCTCGGCAAACTCCAAACGTACCGCACGTCTCGTGTCGTCTTTAGTCTGCTCGATTAGCCGCTCTGTATCACTGAGTTGCGCCTTACGTACCTCGTCAAGCTCTTTCGAGGCTTCGGTGTACGTTTTGCGTAGCTCTTTCAGCTCGGCTCGTTGCTTGGCTAAAGTTTTGACCAGAGGGTGATCGTCTGGCAACTCAATAGCATCTGGCTGTGCCTCCACTGTCTCAGTCTCGGCGTTATCGTCTACAGCGTTTTCTATTGTTGTTTCGTCTTGCGACATAGGGGTTACCTTTCCGTCTCGGAATAGATAGGACTCGTCTCGAGCCATAACCGACCAGGGTGGCCGGAAACTTAAATATCGTTAGGACCTGTAAAGGCCTGGTCGCGCCAGGTCAAAGTCGGACCGTACTCGCCGTGCTCTCGCGTGGCAATAATCTCTGTAAAGTCAGCTAAGCGAACGTTGTCGTCGTATTGGACGAATTTACCTATGGCCGCATCTCTGGCCTGTGCGTCAGAAACGCCTAGCTGTGTTTGTAAAGCCTCGTGAATACTGTCTAGACTGCCCTGGTCGATAACCTGACCGGGGTCAAAGTCGCCGTAGATAGGCTCCTCGCCACAGTCACAACCAGGGTGTATCGGCTTTAGGTTATTGCGCGTGTAGCGCTGTGTCGACGCGATAGCGCATAGAGCGCAGTTCTCCGACCCAGTCAAGACGCGCCGGTAACCGACAATATTGTTATTTCCCTGGCGTTGCTTTAGCCCAGCCTGTCGACTAGCGAGTTGCACGTCTGTCTCTGCAATAGAGGAAGCTCTGGCGGCACCGCGCTTAATCGCATCCGTAAAGAGCGCGTTGGCGGATAAAGCTGTATATAGCTCCACAAAAGGCCTGCGGTAAACCTCTTGCGTACTAGGCCCATTACGCAAAACCTCATCCGTGAGGTCAGACGATCGTGTGGCGGCTGGTGTAAAGCTTTCACCGTTAGCTTTGGCTACCTCTTGGTAATAAGCGGCCTGTAGGTTAGCTGCCTGCTGTTTTAGCCCGTTAACCTGTGGGCCGACAATACTTATATAAAGGTCTATATCGTCATCGCGCCACGAGCCAAGCTGAGTGAAAACGTTACTGGCTAACCTGCCAGCACCTCGCACCAGTCGAGTGTTTAACCTGTTATAGCCGTCCCGTATCTCGGCTAACGTAGCCATTATTGCTCAATAGGCGGGGGTGGCGTCTCTTGTGGTGTCCCCAGTAGCGCCTCGGTAAGCAAAGTCTCGCCCGCACGCTGTACTTCCATTTCGTCAATTTCCGCAGGGGAGAACTGACCGATAAGAGACATACGCGACCTAAAGGGAATGTCTTGGAACTTAGAGTTAGCGTCGGCACGCTCAGCCATAGAGTAACGCTCGGCTGGCTTCCACAACGGCTCGAGATCGAGCAGGCTAGCGCGAACATCGTCGCCCATCCACCTAAACAGTAGAGACATCACACGAGACCAACCAGGGCTCACGCGAGCAATACGGTCCTCAGTCTTAAAGACCAAGCCCTCACGGGCCAACTGTGCGCCCTCAGCAGAGCCATTAGCGCCCTCGGGGGTGAAATAGTGCATCGGGGTACGGGTAACGGCCGCAAAGTCCTGTATATCGGCTCTGACGGCGTTTAGAATACCGCTAATCTCGGCCTGACCGAGCTCGTCAACGTCTGCACCCTCGGGGATAACCCAAAGAGAGCCAGCGGACGACTCGAAAATACCGTTGTAGTCAATTTCGTTGCCGTCGGCGTCGTGAGTGGGGAAATCGCCCTTGAGCACGCGCTGTCTAAACGCTTGTGTTGTAGCAATAACAAGACGTTGCAGGATCATATGGTTTACACGGTCGATAATGTCCAGGTAAGGCTCGTACTCGCCCTTTTCGTCCGCGTTAGCAAACTTTACGACGGGAACCTCGCCCAGAGGGTTAACCATCTCACCA